TCCTGGAGGCGTGCGCGCCGTTGCTGGAATATATCAAAAATATCCCGATCAAAACCACGGTCAACCTGGTACTCGGGGCGGTCCTGGGCGTTGCAACCGCCTGGGGCATGGGTCTGCGCGTCGAAAACTATTTGACGTTCCTGCCGCTCGTTGTGCCTGCGGTCGCTTCCTACATCCTGATCGGCTGTGCAGCCGGTGCAGGCGGGTCACGCTTCTGGCATGCCGTGCTGGGGTTCCTGAGCAACCTGCATTTGCCGGCATTACCGACTACTACGACTACGACAGTGACGCAGGCGGATCCGCCGTCTACGAAAGTAGTCACGTCAACCACACAAGTGCCGCCGGTCGTCAACAACGTGCCCAGCCCAATATCATAGTGTTCGACCCCTGCTCCGTGGCTATCCTCCTGGCATCCGGGCAATCCATCCCCGGCGGAGCAGGGCATAATACTCACCAGCCCCAGCAAGGCTTGACCTTCCGGGGCGTTCTCTTGGACGGACATGAAGAAACAGCCAATAAACCGTATTGAGATTGGCAAGGGCTTATCGGTAATACACAACAGCGGAAACGTGATGACGCTGTACATTGACAATGTTTTCGAGGGCTGGGAGCAGTGGCTATTACTTTCCAGCGATAGGCATCACGATTCAATTGACTGTAACCGGGAATTGGAATTAGAGCATCTGGAAGAATGCAAGAAGCGCAAGGCGTTTATTATTGACGTTGGGGATATGTACGATTGTATGCAAGGCCGCTTCGATCCGAGAAAATCCTATAAAAATCTGCGGCCAGAGTACAAGGAAGATGATTATCTGGATGTAATCGTAAAGGATGCGGCGGAGTTCTATTCGCCATTCGTAAACCAATTCTTGATGATCGGGCGCGGCAATCACGAAAGCGCAGTATTGAAGAATAACAGCACCGACCTGATAGATAGGACGGTCTACGAATTGAACTCGCATTACAGCGGACATATCCAGGCGGGCGGTTATGGCGGTTGGGTGCGCATCCTTTGCAAGATTGGAAGTACCCAATGCGAAAGCGTCAAGATAAAATATTTTCACGGTTCGGGGGGGGGAGGTCCGGTCACACGCGGCGTTATCCAGACCAACCGGCAGGCTGTATTTCTGCCCGATGCAGATATAGTCGTAAACGGGCATACTCATGATAGTTGGTACGTTCCCATCGAACAGGAAAGAATGTCAGATAAGGGGGATGTGTATCAGAGTATCCAGCACCACATTAGAACGGCGACATATCACAACGACTATGGGGATGGTTCGGGGGGATGGCACGTAGAGCGCGGCGGAGCGCCGAAGCCACAAGGCGCTTGCTGGATAAGGCTATCCATTCCGTCACAGTCAAAGGATTTGCGAAAGAAGATCAAGATCGAACCGATAGCGGCGATTCAGTAGGTTCCAAAATAACCCCAACTTGAATTGTCCGATTTGCGGCAGCGCGTCGGAGAAAGTGCCAATTTACGAAAACGTAGCCTGCGGGTTAGGTTTATTCTATCCCCCAGTTCTTATTACCAAAACATGCCATTATAGGCAAATTTCCTGCCCGTCCACGATCACACGGGTTCCAGGCAGGTATTTGCTTCGGTATTGCTCGAATTCACTTTTTGGGACAGTGTAGGGCATCGCACATTTGGGGTCCAAAATAATCACCTTGCGAGTAACTGCGTACACGCTACGTGCCGGCCGCCGGTGGGCTTCCTGATAGGCCCGGTCGTAATCGCGCTGTTTTATCCGGGCAGCCTTTTGGTTGCACTTGTCCGAGCAATATTTGCTGCGTTCCCGGCGAGGATTGGGGCAGTCTGGGCAGGCGCAGGTGGGGGATGTGGGTTTGGTCATGGCTTCTCCGTAAAGCAGTGGGTACAAACTGGACTATCTTCTAGATTGGCGTACCCACATTCACACAACCAGGTTTTCACCAAGTGCGCCTGGTGTGGTTGCTTCTCTGCCCATCGCACCAATTCGATTGCCATTTCGTTGGATGAAATAACATCTCCGCGCCGATGGCGGTGAGTTACTTCCCACCATTTGTTTTTTATCTGTTCGTCTGTGGTCATGCGGTCACCTCCATAAAAATCAACGCCGCCGCTTCTTCGATGCTGGTAATAATGTTGTACTTATCTCCGTGATATTCAATATTTTCCTTGGTGCGCTTCTCATTCTCGGTCAGGCGATTTCGCTCAGACGGCTGCTTGATTTCCACAAAGTAAACTTCGCCGCGGCTCAAAAGTAACCCGTCAAAACCGGCATAGCGGGATTGGGCTATCCAGACACATCCGGCGCGCTCCCAGAACTCGACAATCGCCCGCTCGTTTTTATCGCGCTTATCGTAGGTCATGACTTGCGCTCCGCTTTGGCGGCGAGGAAAGCGCGGGCACGGTCTCCTGAATGGCGCATGTGATCCCAGGAGTGACCAGTCCGAATGTCGCCGTCGCCAATTACGTCATGGTCGGAGCGATAAACATATTCGGCGTTTTCCAATTCCTCCAACCGTCTCCGCGCTTCTGCAATCTCTGCATCGCGGGTGTGTGCTTCCATGAGCAGCGTTCCGTTTTGCTCGCACAGTTGCAGCCCCTTGCGAATGGCATCGTCAAGCAATCCCTGCTTGACTTCCAAATCGACCTGCGCTTGCGCCAATTTCTGCGTAAGTCGATAGCCGTCTTCGCGGAGCCTTAGAACTTCCCGCCACAGGTCATTGACCAGATACGATGTGCCCATGTGCATTGACATGCCCTGACCGGGCAATGATAGGGTTTGAAACTTTTGTACACGTTCTTTCAAGTCATCATTTTCGCTCATCTCTCATCTCCGGGAAAATTAGTTTTTGCAAATTCACCAAAATACCGCCTAGCTATTTTGTCATAGGCATGAGCGGCATCAATCGCAGATAGAAACACTCCAATATAAATAGTTTTATAGTTTACTTTTATGTGCGCCTCCCATTTATTGGTTTCTTGGTGTAAATAAACGCCCTTATACCCACTGGTGTTGTTTTTGTTTACGCGTCGGTTTGCACCATTTTGGGATGGCGTGCACAGGCGAAGGTTTTCATCTTGATTGTTTAGCCCGTCTCCGTCCCAGTGGTCTATGTCTATTCCTGGAAACATCATTATTTCTTGGTGCATAAGAATAGTTGTTTGTAGTTGGTTGTTTTCGCAGTAACGTACCGCATACCAATTACCGTAGTTATACATCGCGTACCATTTCCACTGACTGATATTTTCAAAACGACAATCTGATACTTGTGCTACTTTTCCTTGACTTAGCGGTATCTCTTTCATGGTTTATCTCCAAAACAAAAAGCTGTGATCTACGCTTTGCCTGTCTTGTCTGGAGACGGGTGCTAACGTAAACCACAGCTCTTTGCAGGCAAATAAAAACACCCGAATCTCCAGACATTTATATTTTACCACACTTAAGAACATGAGACTCATAATTGCACCATCCTGTATATCCATTCTGGCGGGCGATTTCGTCTAACCGTTCCCGGCGCGTCCTCGTGTATTTCAGGTCTGCGTCCGGCTCCAGGTTGAGGATGGCAGCGATACGTTTTCCGGGCTTATAGCCGTGTGCGATCTGCCAGGCCATTGCTTTTGTGATGTGGTATCGCTCGCCGATGGCACGGTACGATTCGCCGCCTTTGTGGCTATTTTGGATGTCTTGGCATAGTTGTAGCAATTGCATATCTGCTCGTTTCCTTGGGTGCGTTAGGAGCGCCTAACGGGCAACAAAAAGCCTATACGGCCTTACCGATGTATCTATCTTGCACCACGGCTCGAATTGCGCAAGCGCCTTGATAATGTTTCCCTTGAAAGATGCTGCCGACGAATAGTGCATTGAGCCGTATTCCTCGAACAAATTCTTGATCGTGCATCCGGGATGGCTTTCGACATATCTACGCACATCTATCATTGTCTGCTTGTATGGGGTTAGGTGATCGCCTTTGTTGGATCCGGCAAGGGCGTATGTTTTATGGAGTTCCGTGAGCAGCGCAAGATATTTCTTTACCTGTTTGTGATTATGCACAAATAGTTTTGGCTGAATTCTTTCGTAAACGCCGCCCCGATAATCTGATACTGGGTCAACTTCCAGCACACCGACCAAATAATAATCTTTAGCTACCCGATAATCCCGTGGTGTTCTGGAAAACGGCACGGCAATTGAGCGATAGTGTGCCGGCCATCTACTGGCCTGTTCTAACACGGTAAAGCAGTAAGACAACTTGCATTCGATGATCCACATTATCCCGTTGCGAACAGCGACAATATCGGCTACGCCACCATAACGCCCGAACATGACCTCTTGATACACATCCCAATGCTGCTCGTTGAGCCACGCTACTACAACGGCACCCAGCTCGGTTTCTTTTTCCACGGCTACGCCTCCGCGCTTATTGCCGCCAGATAGCGGTTATAAAATTCCTGCTCCCGGACAATTTCGGCATCATGCGCTTCTTGCAAGTCTGCGCGCGTCTGGCCGGCAAAATAGGACGGATTGTCTGATACCGCCTTCTCAACAAATTGTTCGGCAAACATCGGATACTTTTTCTCAATGCGGCGCTGTATGCGCTTCTTGCGAATGCCCGCAAGAGTTGCAGCAGGCAATTGCTTTGAAGGCGTCCAGACGGCCTGGATAGTCACGGCGTAATGATCACCGATGGTATGCAGGGCTTCGATTTCTGGCGGTACAGACTGGCCACCTTCTGCCATGCGTGCATCCCGGTGCTCGATGGTTTCAAACGTCTCTGCTTTTACGCGTGGCATTCCTGCCGGCGGCTCGCTGTATTGCGTGTACCATTCGACGGTATAGCGAAACCCGACGTGCGTCATGGTTGCGGTTCCAATTCCATCTCTTCTTGACAATATGAGCACCTGCGCCTGTTCGCAAAGTATTCGGCAGGAGCGCCGCAAATGGGCTGCCAGTCATGCTCGCCGCCATTCAAGCAGGGTGCTTTGGCTTCTGTGTAGGATGGATAATATTCCACCCAAAACACAAACGTTTTACTGCACTCCGGGCATTCGGTTGAGTAGCAAGTATCTTGGTCTCTTTGCTCTTCCGGGGCCGGTATATCTTTTTCACAATACGGACAGGTCATATTCATTTTTCACCTTTCATCGAAATTCCTGTTTTATCGCTTTCCGCCAATTTCATCATTTATCAAACCATTAGAGCGTCTTGATTTTCTAAGTATTCCCTCGCAGTTGGGGGTTTCCCGTAGTCTGAAAACTTTACGCTCCGCCAAATCCATCTATTAGCCCATCGTGCTAAATCTTTCAGGCGCTTCTCTGTCCAGTCATATCTTACCAAGGGGCGATGTTCCAGGGCGTTGAGAGCGATCAGCGGTTGTACGTGCGGCTCGCATTTCCATTCGATCACCTGCATAACGCGGCGGTAACATTCTTCAAATGGCTCATTGCCAACCAGCACATAAACCCGCTTGTGAAAAGATGGCACATCCTTCAACATCATGGCGACTTTGTATACATCCTCGCCTTCTTTAGTTTCATCGTAAGCAAACCGCCATGCGCCTTTGTTGATTTTCTTCCACCGCTCAAACACTTCACGATCAAATGTTTTTGGTTCAAACCCGCTATTGGCATCCAGCAATTGAACACCGAACTTTTGATATTTCTCAATGATGAAATCCTGATACTCTGGTGGCAAGGCTGAAAGATTGTTGTCGCAAAGAATGGGGCGCGGCGTGAAGTCTGGTAGTAAAGTAAATTCCTTGCCTTCCATCTTTGGGACAATGCAGAAGTAACAACCCACCGGGCATCCTCGACTTGCAATGGTGGCATCAGGGTTATGGTGAGGAAGTGCTTCAACCGTTCCGCCCAGATCTGCAACGTCAGACAGATACTTTCTCAGGTTGGGCGCAAACATCCCAGGGCCACCAGCACGAACTTTATAGCCCTGTGATCGGTACCAGTTTGCTCGTTGGTAAGCATCTGGCAATCGCCACGAAAACGCTACGGACAAAAACGCCGTATCATCTTCGATCCATTCAGCCAGTCCGCCAGACCATGTTTTCATAAATTTTTCCTTCTATTTTTCACCTCTTATCTGCAAAACAATCCAGCGCCAGAGCGCCTTGAAGGTTATGTGCCACCAGTAGCGATCATAGCCGGGCGTTGGGTGAACGGTTTCGATGAGGGTGGTCGCTTTTGGAAATCGCAATTTTTCCAGTTCTACCAGCGCTTCATCCTGTGTTTCCTGGTCAGGCACCCAATAAACGCATAAATCCAACGCAGACATATCGCCGTATTCAAATTTCAAGTCCATCGTTCGTTTCAACTCTTTGACTGATTTCACGGTTTCACTCCTCCTCCGACCACGGATTGAACAATTCCCGGTGACACTTATCGCAAAGCGGAAGCACCACGCCGTTGCTGGCCGTTTCGTACCGTGCATCCTTGCGGTACATCAGCCGCGCACAGATGGCGCAAAATACGGGCTCGTGCGATTTCAGCCATGCTAAAAGTTTGCTCATTCTGTTCTTATTCCTTTCTACGATAACAACGCCTGACACAATGCTTTCGCCGTCCTAACCGGCAGGAATGGCTCATCGTTCGCTTCGTTCAGGCGGAATGTCATCTTTTCACCTCGGGTCAAACTTTCCGGCATATTGATTGCGGTGATGCTGCCACTTTTTGTGTCATTAGTGCGCCGGCTTTGTAAGTGGGGTTGGAATGTACGCGGGCGAGTTTTCCATCGCCAGTTTTTGATGGATCAAGTTCGGCACGCATTCACATGGTTGCAACTTGCCAATAGGTGGTAGTTCTCCGAGCGCAACCATAGCCGCGAGAGTGAAGGATTGAACGCCCCAACCGAGAGAGAGTATTTTCATAAATTGTTCCTTCTATTCCACGCATCTGCAATCGTTCGGATAATCCAGCGCCAGAGCGCCTTGAAGGTTATGTGCCACCAGTAGCGATCATAGCCGGGCGTTGGGTGAACGGTTTGGTTCATTTCATCCTTCTTTCCATCTGTCTTTCCAGTATTCTCCCGCGTAACCGGCGGGAATGGCTCATCGTTCGCTTCGTTCAGGCGGAATGTCATCTTTTCACCTATCCGAGTAATCCGGTAAAACAACGTCGCGGGTTGTGCCATCCGCAAAACGCATGGTCTGCTGGTCAAAGTAAGTTACGGCCGTTCCGGTCGGACCATTACGGTGCTTCTCTACCAGCAATTCGCGCGGGTCAATATCGCTTTTCTGGTAGATAAACATGACAGTATCGGCATCCTGTTCGATGTTCCCGCTTTCGCGCAGGTCAGACAGAACCGGCTTTTTCTCTCCGCGCGCCTCGACTGCCCGGTTGAGCTGCGCGGCTGCCAGAACGGGTATGTCCAGTTCCTTGGCCAGGGCTTTCAATCCGCGTGTTACCTCGCCAATGTCCAGATCGCGCCGGTCGTTGCGCTTGTCTGCGTTGGCAAGCTGGATATAATCCAGGCCGATAAAATCAGCCTGGTGCTTGCGGGCTTCGGCGCGGATCTGACTTATTCGGATGGCCGGCAGGTCGCAAATGGTAATCGGCAGTCCGCACAGTTCATCGGCAGCCCCGTGGTATTTGTCCCATTCGTCCTCGTGGATGGCCCCGGTCATAATGCGATAAGCGGAAATTCCAGACAGTTGCGAGATAAGCCGTTGCGTGATGGAAACGCCGCTCATCTCAACTGAAAAAAACAAGCTGGATTTTCCAGCCTTGGCGGCATTGAGCAGGATCGTTCCAAGCAGGGCCGTTTTTCCAAGTCCAGGGCGCGCCGCGATCACGATCAATTCCTGCTTCTGGATGCCGATGATCTTGTCCAGGTCTACCAGGCCGGTCTTTAGCGCCCGCTCTCCTTTTGATGCTTTCTCGGTGGCTTCCATCGCTCGCGCTACTCCCAAATCCATCCCCATTGTGTGAGTGACCACCTGCCCGGAATGCAGTACCATGCGGTTGAAGTCGCCCTCCACGTCTGCGATAATGGCCGCGGCGGTGCGGCCATTGCCCGCTTCGATGGCCATGCGGTTGGCGATCCCGCGCAGGTCACGTTTACGGGCATAATCCTGGACTGTGAGGGCGTAACTCTCTCCGCTGCCCTTGGTTGTGTACAATTCCCGCAGGTAGCTTATGGCGGCGCGCCCGGTGAATGTTTTACCGTTCGGACCCATGAAGTCGGATAGTCTGCCGGCGCGCTCCAGCTCATCCCCGAGTGTGACAGATTCAATCTTCTTGCCATCCTCCACCAATCTCGCCATCGCCTGCCATGCCCAACTAAAGCATTCCCATGAAAAATCACATGGTTTGACAATATCGGCCAGGGCGGTGTATTCGGACGGGCAGCGCAGGATGTGCGCAAGCAGGGCAATTTCGCTTTCCGTGTTGGCTATTCTGGGTTCATCCATGCAGCAACTCCTGTAGGTGTTCGGTTTCGTCCTGCAACCCTTCCACGAATACCGCCATGCCGGATACCGGATCGGTTTCCATTGTGTAAATCCCATCCACCTGTTTTTGGATCCAATCTGGGATGGGTTGCCCGGCTGCTCGGATATCTGCATAATGTCTGACGGTATCGCCAATAATGCGATGAAAAGTAGATTTGTCGGATTCGGTGAGTTTGCTCATATCATGCCTGCCGCTTCGAGTTCTGCAACCGTGGGAAGGTGATGTTCTTCGCGGGCAGACCCCAAGATTTCTCCCACGGAAGGCGCAAACACACGCCCCGGTTCTTTACAGGCTTTCCTAACGGCTGCATCAAGTTTCTCTGATTCAATGTCTCCCAATAGCTCAAAAAGAGCGTCTACCGCGTTCGGTTGGCTGGTCAGGTCGGGGTGGTAGTTTGGATATGCCAAAATCATAAATCCGATGATTTTTTTTATATCCTCGCGGGTCGTCTTTTCTGCCATTACGCACTCTCCAATTGTTTTAGTAATTCGGATTGGGCATTCCTTGATTTCCCCGCGGGTCGAGTCTGTTGTCTCTCTGGTATCTTTCCGTCTACTGCCCATTCTGTCAGCCAATCCAGATTATTTCCTCTCCAACCTTTAGCGGTCCATGCCAGATAAAACGGGCGCAACCTATCCGCTGTGACGGGTTTCCCGGCGGCGCGCATATCCCGGATCGTCTGCCAGATGGTTTCGAGTTGCCCCACTCCCGGATGAATGCCGGTCGATTCCGTGAATATCCTTATCTCTGGAATTGCCATTGCTTCAACAACTGTCAAATTCACGAAGTCGGGCTTTTCTGTGTGTGTGTGATTCTTATTTGAGTCCTTATTACTTAAAGTACTTAATACTTGTATGCGATTATCCACTTGCGGGTTTCCCACCTGCGGGAAATCGACTTGCGGTGATTGATTTTCGACTTGCGGCGATACCCCCACCTGTGGGCATTCGTAGACTTCCCATATAACGGTTTCAAAGTGCCCGTTTAGAACGTTCCTGGTTCCGGCGTGTTTCAGGTGGCCAGCCTCTTTCAATTCTTTTACCCCCGATTTTATGGATGCGAGTCCATCTGTACTGCGGTTCGCGAGGTCTACTAAGTTGACTTCCCACCCATCCGGGCGACTCAGGAGATATGTCAAAATTCCCTTTGCTTTGAAAGATAGGTTTTTATTGTCAATGGGGCGGCGGTCGATCATCACATAGGGATTATCTTTGTTCTTCGCGGCCCGAAATATTGTCGCCGGTCTGCCTTCAATTTTGTATGGTGCTTGCTGTTCGCTCATGTTCACCTCGTATAAAAAAACTCCTAAATTTTTGGTCGTTCCGCGTCCGTGGCAAGTACCTGGTCATAGGGTAAGAGACACGGAACGCCCAAAAATAGGGGAGTTCGTTATGACCGTTTCCACCTGCCACAGTGGATGGGCTTTCGCCCTGAACTCCCTAAATTATACCACACAATCGCTAATCGCTAATTGAGGTTGGCGTCAAGCGTCATGGATTGCCTCGAAGAACGATATTTCCATCGGGCCGTGATAATCTTTTTGAAAGTGGATAGCGCCGCATGGGTAACCGAACGGGAAGCCCATCTCTCCGCCCGTGCCGTAGTATCGCATGTGGACTATCATTCCCCATTCCTTCAGGTCAAGCATAATTGCCGATGAATTGAAGGGTGTGTTACACGGGAAAAGATAAAGTATATTTGTCGCCAATTCCATACTGCGGCGCAACCACTGCAGCTTGTCGGTATAGGGTGGATTTCCAACAATCCAGTCGTAACGCTCGCGCCATGTGTAAAAGTCCCGCCCCTTCTCAATCTCGCACCAATCTGCGCCGGGTAGATATTTCATAAATGCCCCATCCCCGCAGGCGGGTTCCAGGATGCGCCCGGTCGGTTTGAAGAACTCGACCATATCCCGCGCAACCCAATCAGGCGTATAAACTACGTCCTTCCGGTCAAGGGCAATCTGGAGAAGTTGGGGCTGTACCGTCATGGCTTCTTCACCGCTTTCATCTTCGGCTGCACCTCTTCCGTTGCAGGATGGGCGGCGGTGACTACTCGTTCCATATCATCTCGTACTTTCTTTTCGGCATAAACCCTGCCCATCCGTTTGTAATAATAGATCACGGGGAAGTTATTCTTAATCCCCCATGCCCGTGCGCGGGCTTCGGTAGGTACGCCGGAAACCATGACCGGATTGGAGAGCGTCGGCAGTTTCGTGATGGGTATAACTTTCGTTGTGACGGTTATGGTCATACGTAATTCTCCGCCTCGAGCCGAGTGATGAGATTTCGTTTGTATCTGCGCTCATTATCCCTACCGCAAGTCCTACACATCCGATAACGATTTTGAGGGCCGTAATATCTGGTGTTTTCGGGAGTGAACTCATGGCCGTTCACACAGTATTTGTGGCTTAGTCTGTTTCTGCCCTTTTTGTCCCGATCTGCAATATTTTCCAACTGGGTTCCTAGAAACAAGTGTTCAGGATTTACGCAGTTGGGATTGTCGCAGGTGTGGAGAACTTGAAGCCCATTGGGAATAACGTCCACGAATAGGGCGTAAGATACACGCGGGGCATAGAAATACTGTTTGCTTAGCCAGACCATTCCACGTCCTGATTTGGGGTGTTTTTTCCCCATCCACGACCAACACCCGTCACTTTTTGAAATTTTCTCAACAAAGCGGCGTTTTTCTTCATCGGATATTTCAGGAATGCTCTTAATCATTGCCACGCCTCCGCCTCAATTCTGGTAATCCAGAAGTGGATACCGTTCGAGCACTCTTCCCAGCGATTCTCGTCGAAGCTATCCGGGCGCACGATCTTGCCTTTTCGATATTCGACGCTTCCGTGTTGGCTGATCGCCACGGCATCATCAGACATTTCCTTGCCGTCGCCGTCGTAGAGCTGGAGCACCTTCACGAATTCGGCCCGGCATTTCCGGCCAGTCGCGTTGCTGCGCTTTGCCTTGGCCGGGATCTGCATTTTTACGATGACGCCGCCATTGCATTTCTTCCATCCGATGATTGGGCCGTCCGGAAGAATGCTCGTGACTGCCCGGACGTAGTCCGGTATATTTTTTGCGCCGCTCAGGTTGGCACCGCTCAGGTTGGCACCGCTCAGGTTGGCACCGCTCAGGTTGGCACCGCTCAGGTTGGCACCGCTCAGGTTGGCACCGCTCAGGTAGGCACCGCTCAGGTTGGCACTCCTCAGGTTGGCACTCCTCAGGTCGGCATCGCTCAGGTTGGCACCGCTCAGGTCGGCACCGCTCAGGTTGGCACCGCTCAGGTTGGCACCGCTCAGGTTGGCACCGCTCAGGTTGGCACCGCTCAGGTTGGCACCGCTCAGGTTGGCACCGCTCAGGTTGGCACTCCTCAGGTTGGCACTCCTCAGGTCGGCACCGCCTTCCATCGTGGACGTAGTCAAATATTTGTAGTGTGCGTCCAGGATTTCCTGGAGCGCCTTACCGTTGATGGTGATTTCTGAAATTTTACGCATGGTCTTATCCCTCCGCGCTCATCTGTGCGTAGCCTTCGCATGGGCCATCGAAACAATATTGCCCAGTGTGCCAGGCGTAATTCACGCGAATTCGGCCTTCCTTGATTTCGTTGGCAGGGCGGATTTTGTAGCAGTATTCGCACTTCTTGGCGGTCTCGTCCATCGTTTCGACAGTTGCGTAACAAAGAACAGACAAATACCATTGCTTTGTTTTGCCGTCTTTGTCTGTGCAAATTACCTTAGGCTCAGAACGCGTTTCCCATTTGCCGTCGCTCCAGATAGTTTGCTTTTCGGGGTCGGTAAATCCGGTGACCGTGGCAATTTCCCCGTTGCCAAAATTGAGCTTTGTTCCAACGGTGATTTTACGGGCCTCTTCTTGGGTAAGTCGCTTGTATTCCATTTCGTTCTCCCTTCAAAATCTCGCTGCCTCGCCGCCTGTTTTGGCATTGAGTGTCGACCGCTCCCATAGGAATGCGATTGCATCGCCCTTTCCGGGAAACCGATGCGAGCGAGGCAGCGAGAATTGGTTAGATTAGTTTTTCCTGACCCGCTTCGACATTTGCGGCAGTCCAGATGGAGTGAAGTTCCTGCGCGGCCATTGGGTCAATGCTGTACGCCTCGCCGCTGTCCTTGGTGGGTTTGAGCCAGTCCAGGGTAGCCTTGACCTGCGGCCCTTTGAGTTCCTTGGATGATTTCACGCCCCACAGATAGCGCAGGCAGGAACGGCGGATCTTCTCAGCATCCTGGTCGGGGGCGAAGGCCTGGGTAAGCATCCCATTCATCAAGCCCATTTGCTCGGGCGTGTGCTGGTAAATGCCGATTTCCTTGACCTTGGCAGCCAGCCAGGCGCGCAGGGTTTCGGGAGCCAGTGGGCGCTCGATTTCGGCGGCGGGAGGGACGGGTGCCGGCTCGGGTTCAAGGGCAGGCGCTTCTTCGGCCGGGCGCTCTTCGGCAAATTCTGCATCAATCGAATTGCTACCGTCCGGGTCGTTTGGGGTGACTTCCTTTTCCAACTCTGTCAATGTGGCGGCGTCGGACGGATCCATATAGCCCCATTTGCGGAGCAGCAGACGCAAGACGGTCTTGCGCTCCATCTGCGCCGGGTTCTTTTTCCACAGGCTGGTGAACTCGCCGCGCTGGTTTTTGTAGTCGTAGCCGCGGCTGTATTTCTTGGCATGTTCGTGGATTTCCTCGACGGTCATATAGAGCGTGTGGGCGTAGCCGGTCATGTGCCCGCGTTCCGGGTTCATCTCGAATGCGCCCAGCCATCCGATGATCTTGTCGGATACTTTCTTGCCGCCCAATGATTCCAGGGTAATCAGGCCAGAGATTGGATTGGGAGTAATAGTCATGCCCTCGTAGATCGGCGCAACGTTGATGTAGCGATACTTCCCGGTCCGAACGGCCATGTCATACAGGCCTTTGTATCCGACTACCAGGGTAGCCTTTTCGCCGTACGCGATCATGTAAGCCTGTCCGGTGGATGGATCAACGCTCAGGCGCAGAGTAGCAGCGCGCAGGGCGCTGATGTAAACGCTTTCCGGCCGGCACATTGCCAGCTTGCCGGTGTCGTCGTTCGCCACTGCGAGCATGACCGAGTTGATATAAGCGCCTACGTTGTGGTCTCCAACTGTCTCGGAAAAGCGCAGTTTTGCCATGTCAGAGCGCATGAAGGTATTTACTTTCTCGATTGCTTTTGGATCTGCTGTAGCCATAATATTCTCCTCAAAGTCCTTTTCCGAAACGCGCTTCTCTGCGCGCGTCGGCTATATCGTCGGTTGTTGCTTCCTCGTCATACCCGCCGTAGCGGTTCAGGCTCGTCTCTATCTCCGCCAGTTCATTACACATTTTCTGGAACCTGCCTTCGCTGATGGCCTTGCCGTATAGCTCAATATCGTTCAGCAGGCTGATCTTGCGCTGGGTCAGGATTGCCACTTCTCCAAGTTGTGGAATGCGCCGGGTGGAAATTACGGTGGAAAGTTCGTTCAAGGTGTCTGTCATAAAAGCCTCATCGGGTGTAAAATGGGGGCTAGAGCTTCGTCAAAGTTCCAACCCATCTCCGCCTTCGGGCGGAGTTTGGTTTATATATGTGCCAGTGCGATCACTATGCAGCCGATGATCAAAACAGAGATCAAGATCAAATCAGAATGTTTAGCCATGCGCCTCCTTCCTTAGTGGATGATTGCCGGCAGCCAGATGATTGCCAGTACGATTACCGCAACGATTGCCCAGAACGCCGCGCCTAAAAGAAGGCCGTTCAAAATTCCACGACAACCAGACAATGGATCTCGCATGATGGCCTCCTACTCGTACCCAACGTTTGTCAGATATTTGATGGCGTCAAACAAGGTCTTGGCCTTGTTCTTGAACATGGTCACGGTATCGCCGGTATCGTGGTTGGTGATCCAGATGAAAAACTTACCGTCCATCTGGCAGACCCAGGCATCCCGGTTGGTGTTTTTGTTGAACATGGACTGTGGGGAGATCGTGCCGTAACCGGAAAAGCAGGTTGTGGCGGAGGCAATAACGTCGCTGTGGCGCTCGACCGCGTGGTCGGTGTAGCTCGGGATCTGGACCTGCGGCATGACCGTAGCGCCAAGCGCCGGGGCTATCACTATGTACCAGGCCATCAGCGCCACTACTGCAAACATGAAGAAGATAAGTGCTGTGCTTACAAGTTCCTGACCACGTTCTGATTTCATGGTGTCCCTTCCATTTCCGGGGCGGCCTGGGGCAGTCTCCAGACTGATTGAGCCACGCGCGCCTTTCGGGTTTCTGTCACTTTGCGCGCCCCGGTCGTTCATACTTCAACATTGATTCCAGGTTGGCAATCTCGCGTTGCATCTCGCAAACCGCACCCACCGACATGCCTGCGCCCATTACCAGAAGTGTATGCCGCGCCTGCTCGATATGGCTTTGCAGGATGCTCGCACCGGTCATCTGTGGCACGCGTACAACTGGGGGAGCATTGCGAGAGCGGCGGCGGTCTGGCATGTTAGCGCTCCTTGTAGTCGTGCGAGTCTTGGTCTGGATTGGCGTCCTCAACCATGATAACCTGTGTGCCGAAATATTCGTGCACGATGTTTTTCCACGCGGCGGGAAATAGGACTGCCAGCAAGCCGATGAAGTGATACGTGACCTTCCGGGGCGACTTGGGGTCGAGCTGGTATTGGATTGACTTCAACGTGACTCCCAGCGTCTCGGCCAGTTGCGGCCAGTCATTATCGGCTAAATGCTTGCGGACGGTTTCTTGCAGCTTCGGGTCAATCTCAGGTGTGTTCATAGAGCATATGTTATCATAGCAGGGAACACTTGTCAAGGAAATATTGGTACATCTTTCCGAACCAATTGTGTTTTATATCTCCCGTTTTGGCGTATAATAAAACTGTATTCCCCTGGGCCTGCCGCCCTCAGGTTGCAACCTCACAACGCTGGGGGCAGCTACCGGGAGATGTGGAGCGGAAATGACACACAGACGGCATTACGGGTTTAGTTTTTCATGGAAACGGGCAGTAGGGGTAAGTGGATTAAGGTATAGATTTGCCAGGCGCACCGGAATTCCTACGACTCGCAGCGGAATTCAACGCAAGATTGGCCGCAGCTTTCTGCGATTGTTCGGGCTGAAATGACTGTCAAGAAACCCGCAATCATCCATTTTACCGTTTCTGTGGCACAGGTGCGAACACTTGCGGACGGCGGATTGCGCTACACATTCGATGGGCCGGAAGAAGATACCAATGTGGCAAAGACGCTGATGGATGTACGGCGGGCAGGGGGCATACTCGAAATAGCGGCGGTTGCAGTAATTCAAAAGCTGCCGGAAAAGTTGACGAAAATTGACGATGCGACTCAAAAAGAGACAGCGAGAAAAAGTTCTGGAACTAATCGCCGCCGGCGCTAAGACGGACGAAATCAACGACGCCGGGGTTGTGTTCAAGCCGCCTTTTACCGTCACGCGCCAGCAGGTAGACGGATACCGCAAGACCCGTAACGTCGAACTCAAGGCAATTTTGAGTGTAGACGAAAAGAACGCATTGACAACCGGACTGGCGCTGAAAGAGAACCGGGTAATCAAATTACAACAGCTCGCCGCCCTGATGGAACATGATCTATTGGGCGGCTTTTTATGGACGGAAGAAGTCAAGGGGGTAGGATCTGGGCCGGCCGCTGAGGTGGTCGATTACGACCAGTTCAACGGCGCAGAAGTCCAACAGTATCGAGGAGTATTGGAAGACATCGCGGCGGAGACTGGCGGACGTACCAAGTTGGTAGAAGTAGCTGGTAAGGGCGGAGACGCCCTGAAGGTGATCATAGAGTATGCCGATAACAATAACCCTCCCGACACTACACCCAGCGCAGATACAAGTCAAAAATGAGCGCAGGCGATTCAATGTGCTTTGTAATGGCCGGCGTTGGGGAAAGAATATCCTGTTGCAGGATTTTACTGTCGAAGCTGCACTTGCCCAGCGGCATCCCTGCGCATGGGCGACTCCCAGTTACAAAATGCTTTCGGATGATTGGCGTATGTTGACCGACTTACTTGCACCCGCGACAGAACACCGCAGCGAACAAGAAAAACAGATCCGCTTAATTGGCGGCGGGGTGCTGGATATGTGGAGCCTGGATAACCCGGATGCGATCCGAGGCCGCAAATATGCCCGCTTTATTGTCAACGAGGCGGCATTTGTACCAGACCTGATGCACGACTGGAACATGGTTATCCGTCCGACATTGATCGACTTGCAAGGGGATGCTTACTTTAGCGGTACGCCAAAGGGCCAGAATGGATTATGGCAGTTGTTCAACCAGACCGGCGCGGATTGGATGCGCTGGCAAATGTCGTCCTATTCCAACCCACACATTCCCAAAAGTGAATTGGACGCTCTGAAAGAGACTATGACGGAAAGGGCGTTTCAGCAAGAGATTCTAGGTCAATTCCTGGAAGACGGTGGCGGAGTATTTAGACGCGTGCAGGCCGCCGCGATTGCCACCAGGCAGGAAGCGGGGATAAAGGGTCATCAATACGTAATTGGCGCAGATTGGGGGCGCTCCAACGATGCGACAGTTTTCGCAGTCCTGGATATTACTGTCCATGCCTGTGTCTACGTCGACCGGATGACCAATACCGATTATGCCTCGCAGCGTATCCGCCTGATAGCACTGGCGGAGCGATTCAACCACGCCGCGGTGCTGGTGGAAACAAACAGCATCGGAATGCCACAACTGGAAGAACTTCAACGGATGGGATTGTCTGTAAATGGTTTCCAGACTACCAATGCGACCAAGGCACAAATCATTGACGGCCTGGCGCTGGCATTTGAGCAGTCCACAATTTCGATCATCAATGATCCGGTGATGGTATCCGAGATCATGGCATATCAATCCGAGCGACTTCCTTCCGGGTTGCTACGCTACGGCGCACCAGAGGGGATGCACGATGATACCGTTATTGCCCTGGCGCTGGCATGGGCAGCCGGGAGTGGTCCGTCTGCGTCCCAGATGGTCGATTTTGCGCCTTCCGAAGAGTCCGAGAGATCCCCAGCAGAGCGCGCCATTGAAATCCAATATCAATCCGCCGGCCGCGTCTGTCCGCAGTGCGGCAAGGCTGATTTTGTGCATCTGACCGCCAGTGGCGTGTATGCGTGCGCCATGTGCGGAATTGCGGTACATGAAATAGTTGAAAAAGGCGAGGTGACACCATGAGCATTATTGACACAGCTTTACAACGTTTCGGCTATACCAAAGCGGCACAACCGCGCAAGTTATCCGACCTGGAAGCCGCCACGGCACTATCTGAGAAATTTAACCTGCCAGATACATCCATCTACGGCAACCAGGCGGAACTATATCGCCGGCTTTCGTGGGTGATGACCGCCGTGGAGATGGTGGCTAACTCCGTTGCCGCAACCCCGTTCAACGTCAAACAGCGCACCGGCAAGGACACGAAAGACCTGCCAAACCACGACTTCGAGGTTCTGCTGGACAAGCCCAACAGCGAAGACTCCGGCTTTGAATTCATCTTCGGCACGGCGGCCATGTACAAACTGACCGGCAATGCCTACTGGTGGATGAACAAGGCAGACGAAAAAGCCGAGCCGGACGAGATGTGGGTAATACCGACCCACCTGATCAAGCCGCTCCCAGATGAGCAAATGTACCTGCGCGGCTACGTCTACAACCCCGGCGGAGGCGCGAAGGATATCCTGCTCGAGCCGTGGGAAGTCGTGCATTTCAAACGCTGGAACCCATTCAGCCGCTTTGTGGGCCTGTCTGCCATCGAAGCCCTGGCGATGGTTTCGCAAGGTGACTTGGGTATGCAGGACTGGAACACGCGGCTGTTCCGGGAAAACAATGCCCGGCTGCCCGGTATTCTCGCCTTTGCCGATTTCGTGCAAGAGCCGGAATGGAGCTCCATCAAACGGGATACACGCGAGAAGGCCGCCAAGCGTGAAATGATGATGCTGCGTGGCGTAGGCAAGGGCGGCGTGGAGTGGATGCAGAACGCGGTCAGTCATCGGGATATGGAATTCCTGGCCGGCCGTAAATTCACGATGGAGGAGATATTCGGGGCATTGGCGCCGGGGCTATCATCCATCCTGGCAGTCAACGCAACCGAGGCCAACGCACTGGCCGGACGCGCCACCTACAACGAACTGACGGTCTACCCGGTCCACATGATGATGAGCAAGAAGATCACGCACCAGGTCCTGCCTATTTACGGCGATAAACTGGTAGGCGAGTTCGATGACGTACGCGTGACCGATCGGGAACTCGAACTCTCCGAAATGCAGGAGTACGACAAGACCCATACCATCAACGAGATCCGCAAGGCTAAATACCACGAAGAGCCGCTGCCGACCAAAGACCCGCGCGGCGAGATGTTCATCTTCGAGATCGGCACGCGCACGACCATCCAGGGCGCACCTGCTGAACCGGGCCAACCGGCCACACCAGCGCCGGGAGCGGCAACAACTGCGGCGACACTGCCAACAGCCAAGAAGATGACGGAAGATCCAGTGGTGTTGGACCTGAAACGCTGGGAGCGCAAGGCGCTCAAGAAGGTCGGTAGTGATGTGCCATTCGAGAGCAGCGTCATCCCGGCGGCAATCAAGGCCGCAATTGCATTCGACCTTCCCAGAATGTCTAGTGAAGCGATGGTAAAAATGCTATTTCTCAACGCAGTTGCGCGAGCGGAAGAAACAACCAGCGGCGATCCAGCTATTGTCGCCCTGCTGGAAGGTATCCGATTGGAAGTTGCGAAGATAAATAAACAATGACCTATCCCGCCCTCGAAGCCGCTGTATATCACTGTATCAAATCCGGCATCCAGTTCCCGGACGAATTTTGGGATTGGATGGCCGCAAAGACTGAAGGCTATTACAGCCGTGTGCTTACCAAGGCGGTGCGCGACCTGTACAACGGCAAGATTTCGGACGATGATTTTCTCGGCATCGAAAGCCGGTTGTTGGACGGGCAGATACAACGGGCCTGGAATGAGGGTATGCGGGCGGTTGGACTTGACCCGGCCAAAGACCTGACCGACGCGATGGAAGCGCAGATCAAGGATATTCAGGATAGCGAATTCTCCTACCTGCAAGGCTTCATTGATGCGATTGACCAGGCTCGCACAGACGGCACGGATATTCAAACACTTCTCAACCGGGCGGATATGTGGAGCGCCCAATATAGCACTACCGAAAGCATGGCGGAAATATTCTGTGCGCCGGACGACCTCAACTTCTTTTGGCACTACGGGCAGACGGAAGAACACTGCGAGGACTGCGCTATGATGGTTGCAGCAGGTGTACAATCGGCAGTATTCTGGAGAGAGAAACAGACGCAAGGGATTTACCCTCAAAGTCCGCAGCTTGCCTGCCACGGGTTCCACTGTGATTGCGGATTAGATTCTACCGACGATCCGGTAGAAGGTTAGCCACCCCGGGCGGCGCGTCCGTCCCGCGTGATGACCCGTAAGACCCCGCCCGAAAATCTATTACCGAGAAGTAAGGCGGGGCAGGA